GGGAAACTTCCCTGTGACAGAAGTGCCAATTAAGACAGAAGGACTGACTAATTCAACGGACTACAAGTTCATAGTAAGATGTGATACATCACAAGTACTAAGTTGCATGACAAAGGAATACAAATTAGTAACAAATCAAGAAGTAATTGATGCTTCCTACAATATCATGAAAGAGGCAAAAGCCACAATGTCAGAAGTAAGGACATTTGGTGGTGGAGCCAGAACTGTATGGAAATGGAAGTTTCCAGATAGTGTTGAAGTAAAGAAGGGAGACTTCATCAATCCCGAAATCCTCATTAAGAACAGTTATGATGGATCAACACAGGTAAGTCTTCTTGCTGGACTGTGGAGACAAATATGTTCTAATGGTATGGTCATTGGTAATACAATAGGATACAACTCTAATCGACATAGCATATACAATCCTAATCTGGATAAGCTCCCAGAGATTATCTATGATATGGTATCATTTACTAAAGACGTAATACAAAATGAACTAGGATACTTGATTAGTACTGAACTGAAAAACAAAAATAATATCTCTAAAGTTGTAGAGATGTTCCCACAACAGGTTATAGAACAATTAGTCAATTATCTCGCTGCAAAAGAGATTAAGACATATTGGGATTTACTTAATGCCTGTACTTGGGTAACTACCCATGCCATGAACAGATCACAGGAAAGTACCTTCAAATTGGAGAGTACTATATATCCTAAGATCAAAAAGTGGGCAAATGAAGAAATAGCCCAGGCATGAGTACTTCCGAATGGCAGAGATGTCCTGTCATTATACCATATTTGGGGGGGAAGTTTGAACTGAGTAGAAAACTGGTTCCTATGCTTCCCCCTCATACAAGGTATATAGAAATGTTTGCTGGCGGACTGTCTATGTTCTTCAGAAAGAAGAAGGTAGAATGGAATGTGGTGAATGACTTTGATAATGATGTTGTTAATCTATATATTTGTGTAGTAGAAAGATTTAATGAATTAGCATCATATATATATTGGTATCCTAGAAGTCGTACCTTATTCGATGAGATAAGGAAAGAGATTCATTCTGGGAAAACAATAGATATTCCTGATCCTAGAAGGGCTGCGAGATACTTTTACTTAATAAGAACTGCCTTCAATAAAAGTGTTCACGGTGCCTTCTCTAAGCAACCAAAGAAGGATTGGGGAGATCAATTAACAGAAGAGCTGAAACACAGTAGAACATATTTTGATGGAGTTACTATAGAAAATATGGACTTTAGATTACTTGCAGAAAAATACTATCCAAGACAAAACGATTGCTGGTATCTAGACCCACCCTATGTGGTATCTAAGAGAGGTGATTATTATTACCACGGATTTACAGAGAAAGACCATGAAGACTTAAAAGATATAGCTGACATTATAGATAGCAGTGGAGCAAAGTTCATGATTAGCTATGATAGTGATGAATGGATAAAAGAATCTTACAAGCAATATAATATACAGGTAGTTAAAACAAAGTATGCTGGAGCGACAGAATCTAGAGAAAAACTATTCGAGGAACTTCTCATAACGAACTATGAGACAGTTACACAGGAAACCCTAAATCTATAAGGAGAGCAAATATGGAAAATGTCAAAGAAATGAAAGTCAGTCCAGCAAGTAGAGAAGCGGAAGAAGCTCTGATTTCCTCAATTATTCAAGGAGGTCAGGATTCTTATGAGAAAGCTTCTATATGGATAATAGATGATGATGCATTTTACCATTCAGATACAAAATCATGCTGGCAGGCACTTAAGAGACTATCGAGATCAAAAGCACCGATAGACACAGTTACATTAATAAATGAAGCTAGAAAGAAGTGGAATAGAGATACATGCGGAGACTTAGCATACTTTGTTACAGGACTACTAGATGCGGGAATACAATCAAATGCATATTCATATGCACGAATAATATGGGAAAAATATGTACAGAGACAGGTCATAGAAAGTTCATGGAAACTATATGACGAATCATTTGATGATAATCAGAGACTTGGATTCTTACTAGAAAAACACAGAAAATTTATAGAAGAGCTAATTGATTTTCAACCAGACAAGAGTCTTAACATAGAATCAATAGCTAAGGAAGCTCAAAAGAGTATAAAGGACAAAGGTAATATGATTAGTTTTAACTGGCCTATGTTAGATCATATAGCTGGTGGAATGACGAGAAAAGAGATAACTGTATTAGGTGGTAGGCCAGGTCACGGCAAGACCACATTCATGATTAATATCATCAAGAAGTTGATCGAAGCTGGCAGAAAGGTTATGGTATTTAATAGAGAGATGAGCAATGTAGAGATGATAAAGAAGTTGATTGTTCTTGAAAGTAATAGTCTATCTTATACAAATGTCAGACATGGAGACCTGTCTAAAGAAGATGAAGAAGAAGTATCTGATATATTCGGTGCGTTTTCTGAGAAATATAGCAATCTCATGCTATATGATGATGTAAGAAGACTAGAGGATACAATGAGAGAGGTACGTAGACACAAGCCAGACGTGATATTAGACGACTTTATACAGTTAATACAGGTAGTGGGAGCTGAAGCGAGAAGATTCGAAATAGAGCAAATTCTACAAGACTATAAATGGATATGTAAGAAGATGAATTGTTCGGCTATACTAGTAAGTCAGTTAAATAGAGAAATCGAGAGGAGAATAGAGCCTAGACCTATGATGAGTGATTATGCTGAATCAGGATCAATAGAGCAAACAGCAGAGACAGCTATGTTCGTTTTCTATGGTTATAACTATGATAGCAATAGATTTGACAGGTATGAGTCAGAAATCATAGTAGGAAAGGCCAGATATGGAAGGGTAGCTACATACCAGGCTGGCTTTAATGGTGATAGATGTAAATTCTATTCATCGAGAGAGCAAGCCGCAGATGAGACCCAAAATACAATTTCTAAAGGAAAGAAGGAGAATGATAAGGAGGTGCCGAATGTGTAGTAAGCAATCATATTCTGAACATTATGACTTCACATCGTCTTATACAAAGACATATGTAGGAGTTGTCTGTAAATCCTGTTGTATAAGAGAATATTACGGAACAAGAGGTAAGACAGGTAAACTCTATCCAAAAGACATGGAGTCTAAATCACTATTTGGATTAAAATAATGCACGATATAGAGAAAGAGACAGTAATCAGTATAGACCCTGGTATGGGCGGTGGGATCGCCTGGTATGATGGAAATGAGATGAATTGGTCGAAAACCCCAAGTGGTGCTAGAGAGATGGCAAATTCCGTCAGACGAATAGTGCGACATTTCAGCATTGAAGGAATCCCTAAAAGAAGAATTTTGGTTACAATTGAACAAGTCCACGCAATGCCCCACGATGGAAGAAGTTCCCTATTTAAATTTGGTACAAATTATGGTACGTGGATCGGGATATTTGGCACTATGAATATGGACGTGACCTTTATAAGTCCACAAGTATGGCAAAAGTCATACATAAGTACACCTTCCGCCTTTGAAAGTAAGGCAAAAAGGAAGAGATACTTAAAAAGTTTAGCCTCTGATGCATTTCAAACTAAAAATAAAAAGGTAACGCTGGCTACATCTGATGCTATACTGATATGTCAGTATAGTTATTTGAATCTCCTTTCAGACTAGGTGTGGCCAGCAAAATCTAAAGGAGAAATCTTATGTTTAATACAAAAATGGAAGTTCTATTTAGTATTGGAAGTAAATACTCAAGGATAAGAGTATCTAAATCAGTCTTACTAGGAACACAGTATCATATAACAATAAATCTATGGCCAGCAAGCATATCAATTACCCTATCTTCCCATACAGTAGCATTAAATATTAAAATATTTAGGCCGTTCATCACTATTACTTTAGGATTTTAATAAGGGGGATCAATATACTGTTGCCACCAAAGTTTTTCATCTTTGGCGGTGATAAACATTTCTATCCAATATGATATAAATGGTGGAAAGAACAGTCTTCTCATATCTCTCATAAAACTATCATCATCATCTTCATCAGCATAAATACCAAACAGTGTGAAGTAATACATTGCTCTGAAGATTAGTCCAAGTACAGGTGACTCCCCACCTCTAAACATAGTACCTAAAGGTCTTCCTGTAAGCATTCCAACATTACTAACTTGTTTTAAAAATTTTGCGGCCTGATATGCTGGTGACTTAAAAAACTGTACAAATACACCCAATCCTGATGCAATCACCCTAGTAGAAGCAAACCTAGCCATCTTTGCAAGCTCTATATCACCTTTATGCCTTCTTTTTCCCTTTTGTCCAAGTCTTTGTACAGCATCTACTGCCCTCTGACCCACATCACCTAAACTCTGTCCTCTCGTAGAGTTTATCATGTTCTCCACTATTTTTTTATCGTGAAGATGTTGAAAATATGTGTATCCTTTAAATTGCATCACACCTTTCATTGGGCCACCAAATGCAGTAGTATGGAACTGAGGGCTCATTCCAAACTGTAAATTATATACTGCGTTTCTACCTATACTAATAGCCTCTGGACTGGTGAATCTACCTTCACCTTTTGGTAGATAACCCATTCTATCTGCTACTAACATTGCTGCGATAGCTGTCTCAGCTCTCAGGTTTTCTTCAACGCCAGAAAATGTTAGATAACCTTGCCCAGCCTTAATAGGAGGCGGAAACCATTTCAACGTGAAGAAGGCTGCTCTTCTCAGTTGAGACTTACTAATACCTCTCATAATTTTCTTCAATCTATCTTCTACGAGAGCTTTATCCATAGTACTATTAGGAGATACAATATCCCAGTAAAGACCCTTTAGTCTTTTAAATCTTACTAAATCCTGTTGTCCTACACCTAATCCAGAAGCACGTCTTATTGCATAGTCAATATTTTTCATACCCTTTCCATCTATGAACTTTCTTCTAGATAGATTGAGGAATGCTAACGCTTCCTTTCTTCTAACCATTGCGAGGTCTCTAAAAGTTGGATCGGCACTATGCATACCCATAAGCATTTCATTAAATGCGCTAAGAAGCTCAAGAACCCCTGTTTCTTCCACAGCCTCTCTAAACTTTTTATACTGAGGATGTTTTGGATCGTTTAGCTTGAAAGACTCTTTTGATATTTCCCATCCAAAATGTACAAATACATTTAATCTCTGAAAATTATTCTGGAGAGCAGACCACCAATTAAGGAACTTTGATGTATATATTAAGTTGTTAAAGGTTGTATAAAATTGTACATCATCTGGCGTGTAGTCTTTATTTTCACCCAGCCTTCCTTCCCTTATTGCTTTAGGAATAATTTTATTGAGAAAATTAGCCATCCCTTCATTGTCTATAACATCAGACTTATAATTAGACTCACCAAATGCTACCTTAGTCATCCTTATAAGATAATCACTTAATGTTTTATTGTCTGTTGTATATAAGAGAGATTGTAATAACTGTACTTTAATTTCATTCATCTGTAGGGCAGTTATTGTCCTATCGAAGTAGTTATTATCTACCTGTGCATCTTCTCTTCTCTTTGTATGATCCATCATAGTGCCAATATGTTTGAAGTGTACAGGCTTATTAATTATATCTATATCCTCTGGGCTCTCCATGCTGGAAACAGGGGCACCAGCAATCCTTCTAAGAGTTCTCTCTATTCCAAATTCTACTGCCTTCCACTCAGCTAAGTCAGCCTCAACAGCATCTCTTGTCTCCGCGGAATCATAATCATCTTCCTCCAGCTCTTCTTCTATTATACCTATAACTTCTTTTGCATCATCGAGTCTCTGCCCAGCCTCATCTTCATAATCACCTTCATAAAATTGATTTGGATCATAGTTCGATGCCTTCGGCTCAATAAAATCTAGCGTAGTTTTTATAACACCCGTATTTGGGTCTCTATAAACATTTGTTCTATACCCACCCACAGACATAGCTTCATCCAGTAACGCTCCTATCTCTTCATCGGTATACCCCTCATTTGTCATTTTCTTCTCAAGCCTTCTGGACATAGCTTCAAGCCTACCCCTGATCCTCTTAATCCATTTATTACTTTCCTTCCAAAAATCTTTATTGATTCCCCTCCTTTCTTGTACAGCATCCCATAGATGTGATTCAAGTTCCCTCGGAACTCTTACTCTTTCATTAAATCTGTGATAAGCTCTGTAATTACCCATGTCACTATATATAGGGCTTTTATCTTTCTTTCGACCCAGCAATCTACGTCTTTGGAATAAATCCCACCCCTGAGCCTTGTACCATCCCTCTGGAATAATATCTTCTAAAGCTCTAGTCCCCTCTTCACCACTAAACGCTGTCTCTGTGCCTACCTTTCCCGTTTTAACAAATGATGTTGATGTGCCATCAGGGCTCACAACTTTTACTATGTATGCACTATACTTCTCATTAGCACCACCTTCCCCTTCCTTATACATTATATAATGAAACACATCTCCACTCTGATCCGTTACTCTATGAATCTTATCGTGTACAAGAGTCTCATCCTCAGCCTCGTTTATTTCTTGTTGTTTCTTTACATCTTCTAAGATGCTAGTAATAAACTTACCTGCAGGCGACCCTCGAAACTTTGCAAACTCCTTTGGATCAGACGGGATATGTTTAGGTACTATATATCTTACTCTTCCCGCCAGTACTCCCTTGTAAAATTTATGGAACGACTGACTAACAAACTCTGATATATCACCTTCCCCGAAGTCTACTCTTGT